AAAGAATATATTTGAAGAGCTTGATCTGTCTGATGCGTCAGTGTCGTCTGGATCAAATTATTTACCAGAAGGTGAGCACTCAGTCGAGCTTGTTAGTGTCGAGGTTATGGACACAGTGGCAGGCGACAAGGCTTTGAAGTTACATTTTGCTGACGTTAATGGCAAAGAGGCAGGGCACATGCTGAATCTTTTTAACAAGGCAAGTGAGCAAGCTAGAGACATAGCTAAAGGACAGTTGAAAGGATTTCTCATCAAAGCAGAATATCCAACGCCTGATACACCATTTCCAAGTGGTAATCTCAATGCTATTGTCGGGTTAAAGGTGAACATCATTGTAGGTCTTGATCGCAATAAGAAGTTTCATGAGGTGAAAAGCTATAAGAAGTATCAATTGAATGGGGTAGCTAACACAAACAATGGGGTAGCTAACACAAACACTGGTGTGGTTGCAGGGCTTGATGATGATGTGCCATTCTAGTTAGCTGTATGGGGTGGTCGCTTCCAAATGTGTGGCGGTCTACCCCCTTTTTTTATAGGGGATGCCATGACAATCGAAACTGATATTGATCATGCTTACGAACAAGAAAAAAGAGAGCCTGCACGAAGCTATATTGGCGCAAGCTCTGTCGGTAATTCATGCGAAGCCCTATTGGCTTTCACGTTAAGAGGATTTCCAGAGACAGCACCATCACCAAAGCTCAAGAGGATATTTAAGTTAGGTCACATCCTTGAGGACTTCGTCTTGGATGATCTGGAAAAGACAAATCATCGAGTCTTGAGAGGAGACGAGTCTGGCCAGTTTGGATTCAGCGAGGTCGGCGGTCATGTGTCTTGTCATCTTGATGGTATGATTATCATTGATGATGTTAAGCACGTCTTGGAAATCAAGTCGATGAATGACGCTAATCATAAGAAATTTATAAAGGATGGTGTGAAGTTTAGCCATCCAAAATACTTCGCTCAGGTTCAGTTGATGATGGCGATGAGTGAGATTGATCAGTGCTTCTTTATTGCGATCAATAAGAATACATGCGTCTATCATTCTGAAGTTGTTAAGGCTGATGCGATTGAGCAAGGGTTCCTTGAAGACAAGATTGAAAGAATCTTAAATCATAAGCCCTCACGAATATCGCACGATGAAACAGATTGGAGATGCAGGTCTTGTTTTAAAGTGGGCGTCTGTTGGCACAATGATCCTGTTGAGCCAGCGTGTAAGAATTGTGCGTTGGCATCGCCCTCGTCTGACGGTGGATGGAGATGTTTTCATGGCTTGGCTATTGATGTGTGTGATGATTATCTTTTATTTAAACCAAAGGAGGTAGTGTGAGGATGCCTAATTACGACATGGTTTTGCGCGTCTTAGAAAAAACAAATCTGCGTGAGATTGATGAACTCAAGATACCTAATCTCTTCTTGGAGGAGCCACGGCTAGACAGGTTCAGGACGTTACGATTTAATTTGATTGAGTTGTGGAACGACTCAACAAATTATTACTTGCCTTACGATAATGACAATGAGCTAAGAGAGATGGAATGAAACAACCTGAAGATAATGTAGATTATGTGAACCGACCACCGCACTATACTAAAGGTCGTATAGAATGTATTGATGCCATTCAAGCCGCGTTAACGCCAGAAGAATTCACGGGGTTCTTAAAAGGTACTGTGATGAAATATCTATGGCGTCTTCCTTTTAAGTTTAATCCATTCGAGGATTGCGAGAAGGCTCTTTGGTATCTAAAAAGATTAAGAACTATGCTCACTCCAAAGGACTATGGACTATACAAAAAGAAATTAGAAAAGGAGGAGGCTAAGGATTCTTAGCCTCCATAATCTCGCCAGATCAAGGAGGGTGAGTCGGAAGGTATCTAACGAGACACTTCGATTATACCATGAGTATTTTAGGATTTATCATTAAGCTACTGTTCGCGGTAGCACTGATCCCTTTGTTCATAGGGATAGGTATTATTGCACTGTTCACAGAGGATCAGGACGAATGAAGGAATGGTTAAATAAGTGGATCTGCCCACAAAAAAAACGAGACCCTAATAAATGTGAATGTGGTGGTGGGCTAATCACATTTTACAGTAGACATCACCGTGAGTGTATTACCTGCCAGCGCAGGTACGACATCCACGATGGAGTAGAAATTAAACATCAACGGTAATGGCATCAATACATGCTGGCCCATTCCTCATCAGTATGGCGTTCGCAGACGACCTGTTAGGTAGTTGTTTAGCGTAACGGCTATCTAATAATTGATCGGCGGCTTCTTCCCAATCTTCTTCTGCGATTGCGGCTATCATCTTCTTGAATTTCTTGAAGCGAGTGATACCAAGGTTGAACATCATGTCGACAACAACTTTCTGTCGGTTATAAGCAAGGCTATCAAAACTCGGAACTACATGTCTGGCTTGCTTGGCCACGCGAACCAAGTCATTTGCAAATAACATGTCCGCCTCACTACCAGAAATACCCACATCGTCTAGGTTGCGTCCATAACCAATAGTGATTCTGTTTGCGCTACATAAATAAGGAATCAATCGACGTCCTTCGTTCTGCTTTATGTACTCTTCAATAGTGCTGTTCAAGTTTCTTTCGATCATTAGTAGTTTTCTCCAAAAATCTTATTCTCATAGTGCTTGCCTTGTATTGTGTAGTTGCCATCACCCCACTGCTTATGATACTCACCGTTCTTCAAGTCCTCCAGCTTAGCCCTAGCTTCTCTCATTCTGGACATTAGATTGTTATACTTTTCGTAGTTGAAATCATCTTCTGGTTTAGTCTTGAAATCTTTGTAGGAGTCAGTGCGATTGTATGCTTGTTGCCACTCCGCTATTAGGCCATCAATACTTGGGTCGTTAATGTCAGTAATGTTCATGACTCTATCGTGATAACTGCCCACTTGATCTCCCCAATCATTCAGAGACTGGTTATGTTCGCCTGTGAATTCTTTAACAGGTTCTTTCGGTTTAGGGTTTAGGTCAAGTAGTTTAAGGGTGGGTGTAGAAGATTCGCGTTCAGGATAAAATACCTCATTAACCATTTTATTAATATCCTCTTCACTATACCCGCTGTTCTCTAAACCTCTTCTGAATTGAGACTGCTCGTTTGATCCGATGAACGGGCCTGCTCCGTCAAATCCTTCATAGTATCCTTCAAACCCATGCTTTCTCTCGCCTAGCATGTTGTGTAATTTGTCTCTGGATTGATACATTTGCTTTAATTGATCTAAATAATAAGTGTTATCGTATAGATCCAAGTCGCCTCTCACGCTCTCCAGCTCACTGACATCATGGGGATCACGATTGTATTTAGTAGAGTCCTCTATCCAAGCATCTTGGAACGCAGTATTAAAAGCGTTATCAAAGGCACTGTATATCTTCTGCCACCCTCCAGTGTCCTCTAGCAACTTACTCGCTCTGCTGTAATCATCCTCTGAGGGGTTAGCCATATCACCAAGGGTAGCAGCCTCATTATAAAATTTACCCCCTGTCCCTTCAGCACTACCCCACTCACGCATAGTGGTATTATATGGGTCGATTACATCTTGCCATTTCTTGCCTCCAGCTACATCATCTAGATATTCCATTGACTGACCATACTGACCCATGATCGTATCAAACTTTTCTTGGTTGAACTGTTGAGCTTCTAGATTAGAGTCGTATGAGTCTAAGCCTAGTGCTCCTGAGATAGCGTTTTGCTCTGAGATGCCTTTCATGTCAGGTGCTTCGCCCACAGAGCCAGCCCATGATGGCAAGGCTTTATCCCAGCCAGACGCCTCTTTTATCAAACCTAACGCTTGATCTTTCCCTGACACATTAGCTGCGCGAGTGAACCAGTCATGGCCAACGCCTCCTTCTCCTATCCAGTTATCCATTGTGGCATTCTGAAGCACCAGTGAGTCGTTCCATGTGTTGAGGTCTAGGAGCGACTGGTCTTGTTTGTTCCGCTGAAACGCATCCCAGCCTTCACGGAGCCGAGGAGTTGCCTCCCTAGCCTTGTTTAGATCGGCTTCAAACTGATCCCAGTCTTGATCAGGGATTTCATATCCATCTGCTGTCGCCTTCGCTCGGGTGGAGCCGTCAGCATCAAAATAATTAAACCCCTCCTTCTCCCAAGCTGGAACTCCGCCATCAGAGACAAGGGGTTCTCCATCACGACTATGAGTAAAATCCAAAGACCAACGCGATTCGTCATTAGCAGCTATCTGTGCTTTCATGGACTCTCTCCACTCTTCAGACAACTGAGGCTCGTCCGCAACGACCAGAGATCCCTCGCCAGCGTCGCTGATCAACATACCTTTGATCATATTCGTGATAATCTCCCCTCCCGTCTTAATACCAAACTCCTTCAGATCTTGAGGATCAAGAAATTCATCAACCTCATTTTGAAACCATCCAGTAGGATCATCTAATCCTGAAATGTCGCCCTTCTCATCGTAGGCGAAAAACCAAGGAGAATCAGTCATCCCAGCCTCTGATGCTGTCGAGGAATTAGCCAATGATCTCAGGTGCATCACGCCATTGTCGTCGATGAATATGGGAGTGCCGTCGTCTAGTACAGTAGGTCTGGCCTTGTTCCCTTCGCCGCTGTTTAACTGAATACCATCCCCTATATCCCCTGCTTTAAACCCAGAGACATCATAATTGCCAAACTCTGATTTGCCTAAGATGTATTTATCCACCCAGTCCAACTCATACATTCCACTAGCACCCACCTCGCCTTGTGGCTTTTGGTCTGTACCCAAAAGATCATTGATGAACTGACTACCCCACTCACCAAACTCTTGTATAAAACTAGGATCACCAACCCGATCATTTGGATCAATAAATCCGCCCTCCGCTTGTGCAGGATTTAATCCAGATTTATCCAGATTCATGAGCCATGTAGGGGGTGTTGGTGCGCCTGCGGCGAAATCC